CAGGCGAATCTAATCAACCACTCTTCCTCAGAGCAGTTTAGCAAGGCAATTGGGTCTGTACCGAACAACTCACCTAGGCGAGCCGCATTGATGACGCGGACGTCCTCTTCTAGTTCGTAGAGGACGTCTTCGTAGGGTCCTCGGTTTCCACCGTATCCCCGTATCCTGCCGCTTCCATAATGGCGACAGCAGCAGCCTCAATGTGTGGTTCAATACCAAAAAATGCTTTTACGCAATCTGGCAGTGGACGCTGAGTGTTGGTCATAGCCAAAATCTCAGGTGACGCGAACGTCAACACGATTCCGCTGTCATCAGTGACGATTTCACCGTTCATACTGATACCAGTAGTGCAGTGACCAATAACGGCACAAGCAAACTTGACGGTATCCATGCCCGCCTTGGTTTCATCACCAGCGTTCTTGCGCCACGCCTTTAACTGATTCTGCGTGATGTTCGGTGAGACACGGATGGTTACACCATGTCGCTCTGGAACTTCAATGAATACATCTGGTCGTTTAACACTCTTACTAATGACAGCCTTCAACGCAGACAGCACGTTGTTTGACGGGTCAGAAGCAGCGTCGTCCGACAGATTGCTAACGAGGTTGTATGAGGTTTCTTCCATGCAGCGAGACTAGCACGATGATGACTGCGAGTGTGTGTAACTCGCTATGAAAATCACGCAGTAGTTGCGGGAACCGAAACGGTGGAGATGCTGAAAGTAAGTGCGAATGTCGCTGGGGTACCCGAAGAGGCATCGCCTTCGCCTTCGCTCAAACCTACAAGGAGACCCTTGGAGTAGAAGCGGTCAGCACCAGGAACACTAAGGTCACAGTCAAATACTTGAACAGTAATATCGTAATAGATACGACCAACAAGTTGACGCAAATCCTGCAGTTTGGCAAGGAACACACCGTCATATGAGACATACCCAGTTACGGTGATGTCACCAATTTCCGCTGGAGCACAAAGTGTCTCGGGGAACAGCGACTTGCCGTGATAGACCTTTTCCACAGAGGCAGAGATTTCTCCGCCCGATACCTGCGTAAAGTAGTCGGGGAAAAGTTGCCCAGTGTTGGAAACACTAGGGGCAATCTTCGCCACAATCTGGCGTTGTGCTGCGAGTTTACGCATTGAATCAGGCATTGTTCCTCCGTTATACCAGAGCAGTTGTCAGGTTTGACTTGATGATGTTGACGTTAATCTTGTCGCCGATACTGGAGACACGTATGCCAACCTGAGCCTTAACAAGACCGCTTTCCAGTTGGCTTGCGGGGTTCAGGGTGTCGTCAACCTTGATGGTGTATCCGTAGTCAAGGCGCTTGCCAGTTGGCGAAAACCCTTCGTACAGACCTCCAGCGATACGTACTGGCTCAAGAACTGACTGCAATGCGGCAGTGATGTCGGCATAGATTGTCTTGCGACCGTCAATTGTTGAGAATACGAGCGGCTCAAGTGCGATGTTCGCCTGATTAACCACGTAGTTGATTGTTTCGCGAGCAGTGATGAAGCGCCATTGCGATTCGCGAGCATCGCTCGTGGCAGCGGCGGTTCCAGCATGTGAACGTGCTCCGTAGATTCGTACATCATTAGAGATGATGCGAACTGGGTTGACACGAGCAGCGTCAAGTTCGTCGCCATCGCTCTTACTTAGTGCCGTAGCAACACCAGTGACGAAACGTGCGTTTGAATCAACGCCAGCGTATGCCTTCCATGGACCCGTTGAGTTATGGGTCTTGGAGCGCACCGCAGCGACGTAGGCTTCTGGGGATGCACTGAGTGTGACGCCAGTACCCGATGGGAAAGTTACCCATGGGAAGAACATGGCAACATTTTCGTGTCCAGTGTCGTCTGACGCTCCGTATGATTCAGAGTTTGAAACAGCATCGTTCTTGCTTGCGCCTTTTGCGAAAGAAAGCAACGCAATACGGTTCTGCGTGACAGCATGTGTCTTTAGTGCGTCGTAAAGGCTTGTGTCGCTACCAGTTGCAAAACCTGGTGCGGCAACACACCCACCACCGAGTTCTTCGGTGAATGCAGTAAGAGCGGAAGTAATTCCAGCAACAGCGACTGCTGCAGCCTCACTTCCACCACTTAACGGGTAGGTGCCTGCACCAAGAGCATTGGTGTCGTCGGTTCCTGCGGCAAGTGCCACCTGAACGTAACGTTTTGCGGCGGTGCTGTTCTCAAACCATTCAATCGCTTCAGCAATTGTGGTCAGGTTTGACTTGCTGGCAACAACGGTGTTTTCTGCACCGTACTGAACCTCAATGCTGAAGACGCCAGAACCAGACGAAACAACTACCTGAACATCATTGCCCCACTCGCCACTTCCAGCAGCAGAGACAGTGATTCCTTCGGTTGATTCGGTTGCATCCTCAACGAGGACAGTCGCAGTACCCCATGTGGTCATTGCTGCACGCGAGACGTAGCAGTTTGCGCCACCTTCTTCAAAGAAGATGCGCACAGCGTTATAGGTGTGCTTATCTGCTTCGTAGCCACCAAATTCAGTGATGTATTCATCAAGACTGGTAACGAGGACAGCGTTATTCTGCTTTCCACGCTCAGTTTCACCTACAACAAAGAATGTTGAATCTGGCGCAACTCCAGTTACTGCTGGTCCTGTACGTACTGCGGTTGTAATCTGTACACCGGGCATTCGCCATCCTCCGTGCTAATTGAAACCTTGAATTAGATATCCTCAGCGAGTATACCTAAATCATTGCTCGTCTTCAGTAAGTATTGATTCGGTTGCAACCTCATCAATAACTTCACCACTAGACTCTTCTGGTAATTGTACTTCAACTTCTTGCTCTTGTTCAGGAGTTTCCTCCGTAATTTTCTTTGAGC